GGATTGTCCCTCGCCATGTCGTACATGGCCTTGGCGTGGTTTCTGCCGCGCGGCGTGGTGATGAACGTGGCCCAGCCATCATTCTCTTCCATCATCGGGCGGATATAGCCCCAGGCGCTCGGATTGCAGAGCGCCCATTCTGAAAACACCACGCCAGCAACGCCAGCGCCGACCAGGCTGTTATACCGATCTGATCCGATCACCTGCCACGTCGAGCCATTCTTGAAGCGGATGAACATCTGCTGCTCATCCTTGCTCTCCCTCAGCTCGTGCGGGAAAGCCTCGTCAATGCGCCTGATCCCGGTGTGCGGGTTGACCGCATTCCAGATGGCCTTTCGGGCCTGCTCATACTCAGGAAGACAGTGCCAGTAAGTCGCTACCCGCTTATGCGCTTCAATCGCTGTGTGGTGCAGGATTACGTCGTCCTTGCCCCAGCGGCGATGCGCGATCTCGATGGCGCGCTTCTTTCCCTCGTTCTGCAGTGCGTTCCAAAGCGGAAACTGGTAGCGCCTCGGCTGCCAGCGGTTCGGAAGCTCAATCCTTGCCAAGCGTGAACTGCTTTACAGTGACCTGCACAGGGCCGCCTTCTTCATCGCCCTGATGTGTCACCGTCTGCAAATCGGGTAGCGCCTTGCGGAGCAAACCAAGGCCGGCGGTCACCTGAGACGCGCTCATCTCTCGTTTGCCCTCGGCGTGCTCAATCAATGCGTTGAGGACATTGCTGTTTTGGATTTTAGTCCGGTGCTCGCCGGACATCTGAAATCCAGGCTTACGTCCCCTTGTTGCCATGTCTCGGTCAGCGCAGCGTTTGAGGCTTGCGCTCTCCCTTCACTCCAACGAATTGAGTATCGTGGCCTTGCCCCGCTCAAGGAGGCCAAGCGCCATTTCAGGCCAGTCGCAATCGCTGGCGGTGTAAATTTCGCCGTCGTGGGTAATCCCAACTATGACTACGCCACACAGATCCTGCGTGAGGGCGGAACGAAGAACCCGTTCGCTGCCGTCCTCGTCTTCCCAGACTGGAACCTCGGTGCCTTCGATAACCTGGAGGCGGCGCTTCAATGCACCCTCCGCAGCGTGAGGATTGTATCTTCTAAAAACCGGATCAGATCGCGCGTTCCGACCTCTTCAGGGATAAACCACACGCCTGCGTTGATGTCTGGCGGGACAATGAACTCGATGCTGATTTCCGTCTCTTCCGTGTCGTCTTCGGAGAAGAGGCGGATGTCGGTCATTCCCTCTTCTCCAGCCATGCCCAGCCCATGAGGGTGAGTGCGAGAAAGGCCAGCGTGATCTTGGTTGTGGTGCGGAGGATGATCCTCGCTAGCCAATTCACTTCCGAACATCCTCGCGGACGAACCGCTCAAGCCCCGGCATCATTCGCCAGAACATCGGCTCTCCGAATTCGTCCTGCACTTCGATGTGCCCGTAATCGACAGGCTTGCCGGGATAGACCGCTCCAAGCTGTCTCATTAGCTCGGGATCAACCCATGTGAGTTTGGCGCGGGGCTCTACGATGGACTTGTCCATGTGGAACCTCGCTGAAATTGATGACCCCACGCCGCAGCCTAAGCGCGCACTCGCTGCGGTCGCACCATGTGCTCATGTGCTGGTTTGAACCACGCGTCCAAGGACCGTGATTGCAGGGACCGGGGCCCGCCTGAAATGGAAAGAGCCGCCCCGGTGTTATCCGAGACGGCTCTTGATGCTCTAGTCGCCGGTAATCCTCGCGCTAGAGGTGCTCCGTCAGTAAGAGCGGAGCGTGGTCTTGAGGCTCAACGGCGAACCGTGAGCGAACTATCTGGCGGGCCGGGCGCTACTCCGGCTTCCCTTTTCCCTCAAAGCCCGTGGGTCCAATCGGGGGGACACGGTTCACCGCGCTTCTGCTCTCAGCGCCGCCGCCAGAATCAAAACGCTCGAAGGCGGTTAGCTCCGGGCGCAACAATCCATTCTGAACTCTAATTCACTCCAAAATGCCACGTTCGCCACACGGAGTCAACCCTTTATTTGAAAAACTTTCCAGTAACCGGATTTATGGCCGCGCCGTCAACCCGGCCCCTATAGAGCATCGCCATATCGACCGCGTGATTTGTGCGCCGCTCCGCACATATCTGCTCCATGATCGATTCCACGATGTCGGGCTCCTCTATCTCATCGTGGAGGTCTACCCCGGTCGTCATGGCGGCGAACTCAATCACCTCCGCTGCCTTCTCAGGCGTCTTATCGAACCACTCCCCGAGCAAATAGGCGTCATCCGCCTTCAGCATTTCATGGGCCTTCTGCTCAACCTTCCTGGCATCAGCTACGGTTGGCGCCCAATAGCATTTGGCCACCACGAGCATCTTCCAGTGCGAGGTTTGCAGCGTCCGCACCCGCTTGCTCGCGTTGACCGAAATGCCGATCTTGCAGGGCCAATGCCCTTCGGGGGCGATGACATAGATCGAGCAATAGGGGAGCCCCCATGCTTTCCAGTCGGCTAGCCAGACCTGCTTCGCCTCGTCGCCGTAGCCGCCCCAATCATGCAGCATTCCCCGCCGAGACATTGTTTGCGGCACACCAGACATCGATCAGAATATCCCTGTATCTGCGCCGAGCCGTTTCATCGCTGCGGCCGAGGTAGTGGCCTATGAGGCCAAAGGAGAGCCCAAACGAGCGCCACCACAGAATTTGCCAATCGCTGCGCTTGAGGTGGCGGGTCCATGAAAGGGCCGTGAGGAAGTCCGACACATCGAAGGGAGACGGCCTGAACCTGGGCAGCACCGCTTCGCTGCTGTTGAAGGCGTCCATGTAGTCGCGCACATAGCCAGGCCATGCGCTGCCGACGACGTGAAAGCGCTTTTCGGGATCCGGCAGAGCGCGGAGCGTTGCCATACCCCGCATCAACCGCCGCTCCACCTCCAGCACCGAGATTGCCGAGGCTGGCGTGGAATTGACCCTAGGCCCCGGCTGGCGGGGAGCGCGTCTCGGGATTTCTCGGGCAAAGACGCGGTTGCGGATTTCGTCCTCCGGCAGCGTGGTGCGGCCGATCACGTTTTGTTCGCCCTGCTTCTTCTTCCGTCGTCCCATTGTCTTTTCCCAGCCTCTTTGAAGAGTGAGTGAATGTGGCGCGGATTAGAACGGCACGCTGTCGTCAATCTCTTCGCCCATTGAGCGCTGCGGCTGCGGTGCTGGCGTCTTCTCTCTCGGTTCAAACAGGCTGACCGAGACACGGCCCTCTGCATCCGGGAGAGGCAGGGAATCGAACACGATGTTGATGCCCTTCTCGCCCTCAAAGGCGCTTCCCACTCGATGCCAAAATGTCTTGTCTCGGCCCTTGCGGGGGCTGCATACGTCGTAACGCTTGGTCATGGCCTTCTCCTTCATGCCGCTGTGTCTTGCGTCTGCACGGGGATGTAGCGGCGTCCCCAGAGCGAACGGTCGTGCGACGATGCGTAGCGATAGGTGTCCTGGTCGAACCACAGGCTCGATTTGCCTTCGAAGTCGCCGTTGCGCTGCTTGGCAACGTTGAAAATCACGCCGGGCTTTTCCTGCAGATCGGCAAGCTCATCCTCGGTTTGAGCCGCCTTGATTTCGTCTTCGAGCTTCCGGTTGCGCCAGACAGAGATGATGTTGAAGGCGTTCGCGCCTATCTCCATCGCGCCCTTGATGTCTTCCGTTTCGGGGGCGCCCTGCCCCACCGCGCTCTTGCGGGCGTGGGCTACGAGGTGGAGGTGCACGTTGTTCGCAATGGCCCAATCGACCATCTGGAAGACGGCCTTTTCCTGCCCCGTATAGTCGTCCCCAGCGATGCCAAGTCGCATCAGGGAGTCGATAACGAACTGGTCGCATCCATACTTGGCGCGGGCATAATCGAAGACCTGCAGAAGCCCTTCGACCCCGGCCTTGCCCACCCGGTCGTAAAGGATCAATCCCCGATCCAGCCATTGCAGGATCTGGCGGATATATTCAGCCGTTGGGCGCTCCACTCCACCGGCTTGTTTGCACATGCGCTTGAGAGTCTGGGCGGGTTTCATCTCCAGAGAGGCGAGGCATGTGCGGCCGCCCTGCGAAACCCAATGCACGAGGCAATCCGACAGGATCTGCGACTTGCCCGCCCCCGATGCGCCAGACCAGAGCGTGACTTCGGCGGGTCGGAAGACCAGCTTTCCTTCGAGCTTGCCGTACGGCAGGCCGTAGCCCGCGTGCTGCTCTGGCGCTGGCCAGAACAAGTGAATGACCTGGTCAGTGAACGAGCTGGCGCTTTTCAGTCCCTCGGGATCGAGGTTGGCCGCCTCGGCTAGAGCCTTCGCCATTGCCTCGGCTGACACGCCGTTCACGCGGCAATCGTTGGCATCCTTGTGCGGCAGTCGAACGCGGTAGCAGCGATGCCGGCCGAGCCGCGAGGCGATCTCTTCCGCCGCCTCGTCGCCGGGCCCATCCATATCCATTGAGAGGTAAATCCGTTCGAACCGCTCCATGCGGTCAAACTCGCTCTCAATCCATTTCTGCTTGGCACCCTTTCCGCCTCCGAACGGTACCGACATAGCGGCGTACCCGTAGGAGGCCCAGGAAAGTGCGTCGATCTCTCCCTCGGTCAGGACGATATCGCGAGCGGAGGGATCGACAGCCTGCCAGCCAAACAGGACCGGCTCGCAATTGGCCGCCGTCGGCTTGGGTTTGGCCCCCTCCTCGGCCTTGCGTGCCTTAGCCATCGCCAGAGCGCCGTCTGGGAGGAGAAACGGGAAAACGATTTCGTCGCCCTGCGCCCCTATCTTGTAGCGGGTCAGCACGTCGGCGGGGATATTCCGCTCTTCGCAGAGGTAATCCACCACACGCCCCTCGGGAGCGCGGCACTTCGGCTTGGGCGGCCTGGTATAGGCCGGGGCCGGGTCGCGGTAGGGCTGCGGGCGGGACAGCCCGAGCCAGCCGCGCGCATCGTCAAGAGCTTCCGGCAGCGTCATGGCTCGGCTTGCCTGCCAGAGGTCCAGAAGATCGCCCTTCTCGCCAGTGCCAAAGTCCGACCAAATCCCAGCTTTATCGCCCGACAGGTGAACCCCGAGAGACTTCCCGGCTTCCCCCGAGGTTGACCCGGCGCGCCATTCCGATCCTTCGCGGCGGCCGTTCGGCAGGAGCATTTCGGCCACGGCGGAAGCGCGGTCTGCCAGCATCCGCTTGACGGCGAGGATGTCGGTCATTGGACACCCCCATAGATGCGGGCTTCCTGCTCACGCCATTCGCGATCTTCTCGCGTCACGATCCGGGGGACGCTGCGGTCCGTGGCGTAGTTACAAAGCCCCTCCAGGTGGCGCTCCGAGGCCCTGCGGAGAACCTTCTGCATCCACGCCATCGGCTCATGCTTTTCCGCCGCCTGCTCGATGAGCGACAAGGCTTGCGGATCGTCGTACCCGGTTGCCTCCCGAAGTTTCGAGATAACCCCGCCGGAACTCTTGCCCAGCACGGTCTTGCCGACACGGTAGACCTCGGCTTCGAGACCCCTCTCAATCGAGATCACGTTGGTGGCCGCCGCCACCCTCGAAGAGGTACTTACTTCCTTTGATTCTGTATCTGTATGGCTTGGCCGTGGCTTTTCTAAGTTGTTGTTTTCATTAGAGCCGCGTGCATTTTTGGCCTGTTTTTCCTGAAATGATCTCTGAATTTCAAGCTCTTTCTCTGCTCGAAAGTTCAAGATAATTCCGTTTTCAGCGACAATCTTGCCCGCCGCTATCAGCTCCGCACGGTACTTCCCCCATGCCCGAACAGAGCAGCCGAGCACACCAGCAATGTATCTGGCATCGTCAGGCAGGATGCCCGCGCGCATGTAAATCAGGTCGAGGACAAGCCGGTATGCCGCCTTCGTCTCGAAGGACATGCCAACGGTGCCTTCGATGAAATCCCGAGGGTATGCCTTGTAGTAAGGGAGGCCGTTCATTCACTTCTCCATCGGGATTTGATCGGCGGCGCGGTAGACGAGTTCGAGCGCGTTGCGCGAACCGCTGCTGGCAGTCAGAACCGTCGCGGTGACAGAAAGGATGTTCTCAGCCAGGAGAACCGCGTAATCGGCTCCATGAGCTTCTCTGGCCTTCTTGATGGCGGTTGCCACCACATCGAAGGCCTCGGCGTGAGCCGTCACGTCCTGCAGGAGCGGGTTCATTCCGCCACCTCGATCTCGATGCGGACATTGCCGAGCGGACGCGGGTCTTCGCGGCGTAGGCGAATATCCCAGAGGGAGTCGTCCACGCAGAGCACGTCAGAAAGCCCGTCCAGATAGCTCTTGATGCTGGAGAGCATTCCATCGCGGTCACGACGCCGTTTATCGGGTGGGAAGAAAATCGCGGTGACAGTCAGGGCCGAGGCTTCCAGAGGACCAATGCCAACGGCCTTCGCGGCCCATGAGGCTTCCTGCCGGGCTTTCTTGGCTGCACGGGCTTTTGCTGCCCAATGTGGCCTTGCATTTGGGTGGAGGTCCCTATCGGGCCACGGGAGGTCGAGCGCCATCATGCCGCAATTGCCTCTTGGTGGAGCGGATGAGCTGGGCCTGCCGTGAAGCTGGAATTGTGAAAACCGAAGCCATACCGGTTGCACATGGTGCGCACCGCTTGCCGCGTACGCTTGGGGAAGTGCGCAGCAACCTCACGGAGATACAGTCCCTGTCGGCAGAGGCGCTGAAGCTCTGCGAGGTCTTCCTTGGACCAGTCGGTGGAGCGTGGCGTATAATTGCGCGGCCCACGGCAACGCGGCGGCGGCATCAGACCGAGGAGGCGCAGCCGGTGTTGCTTGTAGCCATTGATTGCCGTGGAGTGGTCAGAGCGTCCGACCAGCGCGGCAATGTGTGCCCAGCTCATCCACGGGCAGTTTTCCCGAAGCTGATAGGCAATTTCGTGCCGACAGTGGGCGGCGGACCATCCAATGCCCGGCGCGCGCATCTCATCCAGCGTGAATCCGTGTTTTGACAGAACGCGCTCAATGATCTGATCGCGGATTTCGACCTTGCGCGGTTTGGCGTTCCAGAATCCCCCCTGCATGGTTATGCCTCCGCTCGCTGGTGACGAACGAAAGCCTCGCCGCCGAGGAAATGCTCTTCGCGCAAAGCCTTGAGGGCTTTCACCGCATCACGGCGGCGGGCGAGCTTCTTCTGATGCTCGTAGAAGGCGTCACGCAGCGGGAAATAGACCGAGCAGAGCAGGTCTTTCGGCTTGCGGTAGCGAAGCCCCCAGATGGTTTTTGGAGAAAGCTTCAGCTTGGCGGCAACGCGCTTGATCGCATTGCCAATATCGCCTGCTCCACGGGTCTCAGCGTGGATTAGAACGCGCGCCCATTCGGCGGCCGCTTTGACGTATCGGCTCTCAGCCATTGATGCCTCCAACTGTTTTTGCAGACAGAGAAAAACTGGGCGTGGGATTGGTCTTCCCATGCTGATGAACCTGCATGCCGCGAACGCCGACGAGATGGAGCCGCTGTCGATTGGACTGCTGGCTTCCGCGCTCGTGGCCGAATTGGGCTTTGCGAGGATCGGAAAAGAAGACGCAGGCATTCGCGCCCGCGAGTTGGACGCACCGAGGGAGGGGGGCAGTAAGGTGCGTCGGGAAGAGTGCGCGCATGGGATCAGAGCCCCTCACGCGGAAGCGATGCCATGACCACGAAGATCAGCGCGGCAATCAGGAAGAAGCCGCAGATCGCATATGGCGCGACAGTGAGAAGGTATGGGGTCCAGATCATGCGGCGGACTCCCGCTTGGGCTCGCCAGACATGAAATCGTTTGGGGTAACGGCGCCCGCCGTGGCGGCAGATATGCGCTCCAGCACGTCCCATTCGGGGCGGCGGTCGCCTTGCTTGTAGCGCCACAGGGTTTGACGAGACACGCCGATGGTTTCAGCGAATT